GTTGGCTACCAAACCCATCACAAGCATTATTACCTGATCAGTGAAGCAAACTACACAAAACCCAATATATATGAAAAAAACATTAACACAACAAAAAAGTTGATTTTAATAACTATTTGTTTAAATATATTAATATAAAAAGAAAGGACAAAATTATGAGTATGAAAGCGGTTGTATGGGCATTACATATGCCTGATTTAAGCCCATCACAAAAAATTGTATTATTAATGTTATCTAATAGGCACAATCCTGATTATGGATGTTTTCCCAGTACTAACAGAATGGCAAAAGACTGTAATATGTCTAAAAGCTCTATATTTAACCACTTGAAAGTTTTAGAAAGCAAAGGATTAATTGAGCGAATAGGTAGGGTTAGACATAATGGGCAACAAACATCTAACTTATATAATCTCCATATAAATAAGGGGGTGCAAAATTTGCAGGGTGGGGGTGTAGAATCTGGACAGCCCACCGTCCAGAATTTGGATACCAATAACCATGTAATAAATAACCATGTAAATGAACCAGTATTAAGATCAGTTTCTATTGCTTTTAATCATTTCTGGAAAATGTATCCTAGAAGCGTAGGTAAACCAAATGCTGAAAAAGCTTTTAAAAAAGCAACGCAACGTGTCGGAGTAGATAAAATATTAGATGCAGTAAAACCATTTGCTGATAGTGTTTCTCATAAGCCAAAGAAATTTATACCTCACCCTGCTACTTGGTTGAATAGGGATGGGTGGAATGATGATTTAGATGATGAAAAAAATGACAATATAGATTATCAATTTAGGAATATGGTTAATGATATTGCGAGGGTTCAAAGATGAGTAATTTACCAGTATTACAAACAACTGTTTTAAACGATGATCAATTATCTAAGCATAGAGCATTTATAGCTATCAAAGCACAAGCTCTGATGGGGCGATACTTTCAAGTTCCACAGGATGAATTGGTAAAACGTGATATTTTACTTGGGTGGATGGATATGTTGCAAGATTATACTGAAACTGAAATTAATAATGCCTGTAAGCAATATCTCATCGAATATCCATCTAAACGACCTCATGAAGGTCTGGTTTTACAATTAATAATTAAGGCTAGAAAAAGAGTTGTAGCTTTACAGCCTAAAAAACAAATTCCAATAATAAGTCGAAAAGAACCAGATGCTGAAAAAAGAAAAGCCTTATCTATTGAATTATTAGGGACAATTAGATGATTTTAGTGTATAATTAGAACTGGGAACATCATTTCCCTCCTCTCCCACTTAGCTCCTCGTTTATTATGAGGAGCTATTTATTAATATACTAGACAATAAAGTTAATATATTGCATATTTATACAAATAATAGTGTATATACAGGGTATACTGCTCCCCTCTTACACTTTACTTACCACCTTTAGTTGCACTAATATTCAATGCGCTAAAGGTGGCTTTAGTATCTAGGAGGATACTTTATGAAAAATGAATGGCCAGCGGTTAAGGTTGAATTAGTCAAAGTTAAAGATGTTTTGCCTTATGCTATGAACTCTAGGGTACATAGTGATGAACAGGTAAATCAGATTGCCTCTAGTATACAGGAATGGGGTTTTACAGTACCTATTCTTATAGATGAAAAAAATACTATTTTAGCAGGTCATGGAAGAATTATGGCGGCTGGAAAGCTTTCTTTAGATGAAGTTCCAGCTATGAAAGCTACTAACTGGACTGAAGCGCAAAAAAAAGCATATGTAATAGCTGATAATAAATTAGCTATGAATTCTACTTGGGACGAAGAGATGTTAAAGTTAGAATTCGAAGGTCTACAAGAGTTAGATTTTGATATAGATTTAATCGGTTTTAGTGCAGATGAATTATCAGATTTACTCATAGAAGATGAAAAAGAAGGTCTAACAGAAGATGACGCTGTTCCTGAAATTCCTGAAACACCTGTAACAGTTGAGGGCGATGTTTGGATTTTAGGAAAGCATAGACTTATGTGTGGTGACAGCACTTCGATTGATAGTGTTGATAAGCTTATGCCAGAGACAGCTAACATGATATTTACAGACCCACCTTACTTGATGGACTTCACTGGCGGTATACATGCTGATGGAAGTAAATCTTTCAATGCAAAACACGGCGCTATAAAGAATGATAAAATGTCTAAGGCAGATGGTGATGATTTCTTAGATAGTATAAACACAATAATAAAAGCAAAAGTCGATGGTGCTTTTTATATTACTTTCTATAGGTTAGGAATAGCCCAGTATTATTCTAGTTTTGACCGTGTAGGGTTACAATGTCGTTCTCTGGTTATATGGGATAAAGGTAATCATACTCTAAGCAATAGCGATTATATGAGTATGTACGAGCCTATGTTCTATGGATGGGTTAATAACCATAAGTTTTATGGCGGTAAAAATGGAATGGATATATGGCGCATAAAAAGAACTTCCAAAAATGATTTACACCCAACTATGAAGCCAGTTGAGCTAGTTGAGAAGGCTATAGATGATGGAAGTCAGGTAAATGGCATAGTTTTAGATTTATTTGGTGGTTCTGGTTCTACAATGATAGCTAGTGAAAAGAAAAATAGAGTATGTCGTATGATGGAACTAGACCCAAAATATTGTGATGTAATTATAAAAAGATGGGAAGATTTCACTGGAGAAAAAGCTATATTAGAGTCTACAGGCGTAGAATATGATGACCAAAAAAGCCCTAAATAAATTAACTCTTAAATAATTCATAATTTATGATAGAATTGAACACATTTACTGCTTAATAGGTGAAGTTATGATAGAAGAAAATCAAGAGGAAACAAAAGGAAATAAACGTGGGCCAAAAGGTGCATCTAAACCCTTGGATACAAAAGATTTTAATAAACTTTTAAATATGATTAGAATACAGTGTACACAGAAAGAATGTTGCTCTGTTTTAGACATGTCAGATACCACTTTAAATAGGCGTTTAAAGGAAATGGGGTACGCAAATTTTGAAGACCTCTATAGGAAACATAATGATGAAGGCAAAATGTCTTTAAGAAGATTGCAATGGTCTGCGGCTGAAAAAGGTAATTCTCAAATGCTGGTTTGGTTAGGTAAGCAGTATTTAAATCAAAAAGATAAAACAAATATGGAGCTTACTGGCGAAGACGGTGGCGCTGTAATAACAAAAATTGAGCGTGTAATTGTCGACCCTACCAATACAGACACCTAGATGGGCTATTCCACTAATAAGTGGTGAACGAGGTAAGCCTAGATATAGAGGCGCTAAAGGTGGTCGAGCTTCTGGTAAATCACATTTCTTTGGCGAAGCTGTTATTGAAAGACTTATAGAAGAACCTGATACAAAAATAATCTGTATTCGTGAGGTGCAGAAATCATTAGAATTTTCTTCACTACAGCTTTTAAAGGATAAAATAGAAGCATTAGGTGTAGGACATTATTTTGAAATTCAAAAAAATAGAATAATGTCGGTGAGTGGTGATGGAATAGTTATCTTTCAAGGTATGCAAGATCATACAGCTGAAAGTGTAAAATCTTTAGAAGGTTTTGATGTAGCTTGGGTTGAAGAGGCACAATCTATGTCTAATAGGTCATTAGAGCTTTTAGACCCTACAATTAGAAAAGAAGGTTCAGAGTTATGGTTTAGCTGGAATCCAAATTTAAATACCGACCCTGTAGAGCAGATATTTATTAATAATGATAATGCCGTTTTAGTACACGTAAATTATCAGCAAAATCCATTTGTAACAGAAGCTACAAAAGAGATGGCCAGACGTTCTATGGTAAATAATATCCTTAAATATAATCACATATGGCTTGGAGATTATATGAAAGAGGTTGAAGGTGCTTTATGGAACGGAGATTTACTACAAAGCTGTCGCGTGACAGATCAGGAAGTACCTGAGTTAAATCGTATAGTTATCGCGGTTGACCCATCTGTAACAGGTAAAGCTACATCAGATGAAACTGGGATTGTTGTTGCTGGAAAAGAAAATCATACTGATAAGTATTATATTTTAGAAGATTGCTCTCTAAGAGGGTCACCTGATCAATGGATTAGAAGGGCTATAAGTAAATATCAGCAATACTCTGCAGATAGAATTATAGCGGAAGTCAATAATGGTGGTGATTTGGTTGAAAATCTGTTAAGAAATACAGATAGGAATGTTTCATATCGCTCAGTAAGGGCGACCAGAGGCAAAATGTTACGTGCTGAACCTATTGCGGCACTATATGAAAGTGAAAAGGTATTTCATGTTGGTAATTTTCCAGAACTGGAAGAACAGATGATTTTTTATAACGGACGTGGTAACATTAGCCCAGATAGATTAGATGCCTTAGTATGGGCTTTAACAGAACTGAGCGCGTCTACTGGACAGCCAATGTGGAGAATTAGCTAATGGCATTTTTTGATTTTTTAAAACGTAACAATCTAAATTTAGAACATAAAGAAGCGCCAAGAGTGCATATGCAACAAACAACCCCATATCATAATAGGCAAGATAATTATAAGTCTTATGCCAAAGAGGGTTATCAGCAAAATGCGGTAGTTTTTAAATGCGTTAATGAAATATCAAATGCCGCCGCTTCTATAAATTTTAAAGTATATCAAGGCGATGTAGAGCTAGAGCAACACCCATTATTAACTCTTTTAAAGAAACCTAATCCAATACAGGCAGGAAATGAATATTTTCAATCACTTTATGCGTATATTTTATTATCTGGTAATAGTTTCGCTATTAGTAGCACCGCTGGGGGCGTGCCATCTGAGTTACACCTTTTAAGGCCAGATCGAGTTGAAATAATCCCTAGCAATACTTCTATACCAAAAGGGTATAATTATATGCTCAATGGAAAGGTTGCAAAAACTTATGAAGCTGACCCATTTACAGGTCAATCAGAAGTAAAGCATTTTAAAACTTGGAATCCATTAGACGATTATCTAGGTATGTCACCACTTATGGCGGCTTCAATAGATGTTGATCAACACAATCTCATAGCAAAACATAACATAGCACTGCTTGTTAATGGAGCTAGACCATCAGGGGCTGTTATATTTAAGCCTACAGACACATCTGGCGCACCTATGATGATGTCTGATGTTCAAAGAAAACAAATAAAAGACGATTTAGACCGCAGAATGAGTGGTACTAATAACTCTGGCAAACCTATGTTGCTTGAAGGTGATTTCGATTGGAAAGAAATGGGTATGACACCAAAGGACATGGATTTCTTACAAAACAAGCATATGGCGGCGAAAGATATTGCATTGTGTTTTGGTATTCCCTCGCAGATTATCGGTATCCCCGATAGCCAAACATATTCGAATATACAGGAAGCTCGATTAGCCATGTATGAAGAAACAATCATACCATTGGCTATGCGTGTCTGTAACGATCTAAATGAGTGGCTTTCACCCTCATATGGTGATGATATTAGAATTGATTACGATTATGACAGCATCCCAGCTATGGTTGAACGCAGAAAGCGTGTCTATGAAAACGTAAC